GGCGCGAGGCGAACAGCGATGGCCTGTCGGACCCGGTGACGTTCAAGGTGCGCGTGTCGATCATGACCGAGCACGACACGCTGATCGAGGCGTGGTCGCCTTTCCGGCACAACAAGTTCCCGTTCGTCCCGGTGTGGGGCTACCTCAACCGGCGCACCGGCCTGCCGTACAGCCCGATCTGGCCGCTGATCGGCCCGCAGGTCTCGCTCAATCACCGCATGAGCAAGAGTCTGTTCGAGGCGAGTTCGAACCAGCTGATGCTCGAGAAAAGCGCCGTCGACCCCGAGGTCATGGACGTGGACGAGATCCGCGCCGAGCTCAACTCGCCGGATGGAATCCCGGTGTTCAGAGACGGCGCGCTGGGCGGCGGCCGCGTGAAGGATCGTGATCGGCCTGGCGCGGCGCAACATCAGCTGCTGCTGGCCGAGAAGGACTCGGCGATGATCCGCAGCATGTCGGGCGTCAACTCCGACAACCGCGGCGAGCGCAGCAACGTCACCAGCGGCCGCGCCGTGCTGGCCAAGCAGGATCAGGGCTCGCTGCTGACCGCCGAACTTTTCGACAACCTGCTGTTCGCCCGCAAGATCGAGGGTGAGATCACGCTGTCAGTGGCCGAGCAGTTCATCGTGCAGCCGATGATGGTGCGCGCCGGCCAGAACCCGAAGGATCGCGTGCTGCTGAACCAGCCGCAGCCCGACGGCACCTACCTGAACGACATCACGGCCCGGCGCGCGAAGTTCGTGGTCGGCGAGCAGGCCTGGAAGCAGGCCTACGCCGAGGCGGCGTTCGAGTCGCTGTTCGAACTGCTGACCCAGCTGGCCCCGGCCGCGCCGCAGATCGTGGTCAACCTGCTGGACATCATCTTCGACATGCACCCGAACCTGCCGAAGAAGGCGGCGATCGTGGCGCGTACCCGGCAGATCAACGGCCAGGCCGACCCGGATGGCCGCGTGACGCCCGAGGAGCAGGCGGCCAAGGCGCAGCAGGCCGAGCGCGCCCGCCAGGAGTTCGAGCTGCAGATGCGCGCCATGCTGGCCGAGGTCAAGCTGAAGGAGGCCAACGGCGAGAAGCTGTCCACGCAGGCGATGCGCGAGCGGCTGTCGACGCTGTACGAGGCGGCGCAGGCCGCGCAGGTGCTGGCCCAGGTGCCGGAAACCGCGCCGATCGCCGACGAGCTGGCGCGCAGCGTCGGGTTCAAGGACCAGGCCGGCAGCGACCAGGTCATCGACATGCCTGCGCAGGCGCCTCGCTCGGCGATGGCGCAGCTTCCACCGACGGGCGGCATGCCCGCTAACCCTGACCCCGGCGCCGATGGTGGCGTCATCCTGTAGGAGTGACCTGATGGCCAAGAAGCACGACAACTCGACCTTCGAGAACGCCGCCGACAAGGCGGTGATGGACGACCTGGCGGAGCGCCGCGCGCTCGGCGAGGACGTGTTCGGCGACGAGGACGGCGAAGACGCCGCTGCCGCAGCCAAGGCAAAGGCCCTGGCCGACGATGCCGGAGCCGACGAAGGCGCCGCAGAAGGCGCGGCCGACGAGATCGAGGCGGCTGCCGACGGCGATGCCGAAAAGGCGGCAGCCGAGGAGGGCGCCAAGGACGAGCCGGCGCAGGAGGCCAAGGAAGAGGCCGCCGCCGAGGGGCAGGCTCCGGTCGAACTGGTGGAGCCGGTGCAGTTCCGCACGGTGTCGAAGGAGGAGTTCGAGACCCAGCGCAAGGCGCTGCGCGCCGAGAAGAACGAGGCGTTCAAGAAGCTGTCGGCCGGCGAGATCTCCGAGGACCAGTTCCTCGAGGTGCAGGACCGCGTCGACGACCAGCTGATGGATCTGACTTCGAAGCACGCGCTGATGGAGGCCAACGAGCAGACCCGGCAGCGCGCCCAGGAAGCGAAGCTCACGCAGATCCGCACCGATGCCAAGAAGGCGGGGCTGATCGACTACAACGACGGCGACGCCGCGCAGGAGTTCGACGCCGCGCTGCAGTTCGTGGCCACGGTCAAGGCAAACGCCAAGCTTGGCTTCGAAGATCTGGCCGACAAGGCGCACGAGATGGTGCTGGCGCAGCGCGGCCTGGCGCCCAAGCCTGCCGCGCAGAAGGAGCGCAAGGCGCCGGCTGTGCCGCTATCGCTGTCCCGCCTGCCTGCGGCGGCCACGCCGAACGGCGCCGGCGGCGTCGGCGAGCAGCTGGGCCGCCTGGATGGCCTGGACTTCCAGGAGGCCATCGGCCGCATGCCGCGCCAGCAGCGGGACGCCTACCTCGATTCCTGATGCCCACCGAGCGCATCGACCACATGCGCGCCCTCGCCACCGAGGGTGCGCGCAGCATGACAACGGACCTGATCGTCGGCGAGTTCATGACCTTCAGCGTCCGCGTCGGCGGCGCCGATCTGCTGTTCGGCCTGGAGGCCAAGACGGCGCTTTCGGCGGCGATGCGCTCTTCCGTTGACAACGTCAAGATCGTTCTGACAATCGAGCCGAAACACGGGCAACGTGCCCGGGTTCGAGTGCAGGCCCCGGACTCCGTCAGGATTCGGAAGCCAGAAAAACCGGCGGGGTAACACCCGCCACCCCGGCGCGCAGGACGTGCGTCATGTGCCTAACCCATAGGAGCATGACATGGCACGTTCCACGATCCTCCCGACCGATCCGAACAAGCGCAAGGCGTGGGCTGCGGCCGTCGCCGAGGACTCCGTCAAGGAGCAGTATTTCTCGCGCCTGGTGGGCCCCGAAGGCTCGCGCAGCGCGATCATCAAGAAGACCGACACCGAAAAGGGTGCCGCCGACGAGGTGACGACTGCCCTGGTGGCCAAGCTGCGCGGCGAGCCGATCACCGAAAACCAGAAGCTGGCCGGCCGCGAGTTCCGGCTGAGCCACGCCGCCCACACAATGCGGATCAACGAGTTCCGCCACGGCGTGAACGTCGGCGCCCGTATCGAGCAGTCGCGCGTGGGCTTCAACCTGAAGCGCCAGGGCCGCGAGAAACTGACCGAGTACATCAAGGAGTTGTACGAGGAGGTCATCTGCATGGCCGCCTCGGGCGCCCGCGGTGTCGGCGACGAGATCCAGAACTTCGGCACCGACTACACCGGATACCCGAACGCGCTGCGCGCCCCGGACACGGCGCACATGTTCTTCGGCACCGACAACACCCTGGTCAAGAACACCCTGACAAACACGCAGAAGATCACGCTCGGCACGATCAACAAGCTGCGCACCAAGGCCAAGAAGATGTTGGGCGGCCAGCCGGACAAGGCCGTGAAGATGACGCCGATCCGCAAGGGCGGCAAGGAGTGCTACGTCCTGGCGGTGTGCCCCGAGGTCATGCAGGACATCCGCGACGACAGCGGCGCCCAGGGCTGGTTCGAGGCCCAGAAGGCGCTGACCGCTGCCATCGGCCGCGAAAGCGAGATCTTCAAGGGCGGCGCCGGCATGTTCAACGGCGTGCTGGTCGACGAGATGGAGACCTGCGTGAAGTTCAACGACTACGGCTCCGGCCTCAACCTGGTCGCCGCGCGCAGCCTGTTCATGGGCGCGAACGCGGTGGCCATCGCCCACGGCACCAAGGGCATGGACGACGGCATGACGGTCCAGCTCGACGAGGACACCGACGATCGCAAGCACGATCACATCCTGTTCTTCGAGATGATCTTCGGCGCCGACAAGTGCCAGTTCAACGGCATGGACTACGGGCAGATCACGGTCGACTCGTACTACACGGCCGCGGTCTGAGCCACGCCACACCACAGGAGTAAACGCAAATGGCACTTCGCAAATCTGCCCAAGTGGCTCGCCGGGTTCCGGCGCCGTCGGCTCTGGACGCCTCGAGCGCGATCCAGGTGTTCGGCGAGTTCACGACCGTCGCCGGTCAGTTCGCCAACACCGACGTGATCGACATGATCCCGTGGCCTGCCGGCACCGTGCCGATCATGCTCAAGGCGATGATCGGCGACCTCGACAGCGCCACCGGCGTGACGCTGGACTTCGGCATCCTCACCGGCCTGTACGGTGCGGAACTGGCCGAGGACGGCTCGACGGCCCGGGCCTGCGGCGACGAGTTCGGCGCCAACGTGACCACCGGCCAGGCTGGCGGTGCGATCGACGTGGCGGCGAACCTGCTCCTGGGTCTGGCGCCGTCGGTGAAGGATCGCTCCATCGGCCTGAAGGTCGAAGCTGCGCCGACCACGCTGATCGTCGGCGCGAAGATCCGCGTCGCCGCGCTGTTCGTGCCGGTGCCGCAGGGCGTGGCCTTCGCCTGATGAGCAAGCCGGGCCCCAAGCCGGGATGGAAGAAGGCCGCCGCGGCGCAGGCTGCGGCGCCTGCTGCCGCCACGCAAGCACCAGTGCAGCAGCCGCTGCCCCCGGTGCTGGCCGTGGTGGCGCCCATCGTCGCGCCAGCAGCGCCAGCGGCCGCGGTGCTGTCGGCAGCCGACCGGGAGAACCCCGACAAGCTGACCGGCGAGGCGCTGCACGCGCTGGCGCACCGCCGCGGCCTGGCACGCTCGGCCATCGAGCGCTTGTCCGACGAGAAGATCCGCACCGAGCTGCGCTACCTCACCTATCGTCAGTATGAGGCGGCGTAATGGCGGGCACGATCCTCGTCCGCGAGGCACTGCGGCGAGCCTGCTACCTGCTGGGCGACCTGAGCCCGGTGCAGTTCCAGCGGCATCGGGAAACCGAGCTCGTTGACTTCCTGAACGATGGCGCCCTGGCCATCGTCAGCTACCTGCCCACGGCCGGCGCGCGGCTGGACACCGTCAAGCTCAAGCCGGGCACGCTGCAGAGCATCGAGTCGATCGCCGCAGCCGACTGCAAGCCCGCCGACGGCAGCACCCCGGTCGATCCGGTGCTGGGCATCAGCTTCCTTCACGCGACCCGCAACCGCGGCTCCAACGGCCTGGGCAACGGCCGCGCGCTGCGCGTCGTCGACCGCAAGATGCTGGACGCCGCGGACCCGGACTGGCACTCGACTTCGAAGGCCAAGACCGAGGTGTCGGCCTACATCTTCGACCCGGTGCTGCCCAAGTATTTCTGGGTCACGCCGCCGGTGTCGTCATCCACGCAGGTCTGGCTCGAGATCGCGCACAACGCGCAGCCGATCAAGGTGCCGAACACCGGCGCACCGGGCACCGAGCTCTACCTGGCCGGCGGCGCCAGCACGACGAAGATCCCGCTGCCCGACATCTACCTCGACGACCTCGTCAACTACGTGGTGGCCCGGGCGAACATGAACCATTCGGAGTGGGCCGACGCCGACAAGGCGAGCCACTTCACCGCGCTGTTCACGGCCTCGCTGAACGCCAAGGTCGCGGCGGCCACCGGCTCGAACCCCAACCTACGCCGGCTGCCGTTCGCGCCCGAGCCGGTGGGAGCGGCAACATGAAGTGGGAGCAGATGCTGCCGAACGTGCTGACGCATGCCGTCGGCTGCCCTGACCAGCTGGCGGTGGACCACCTGATCAAGGCGGCCCGGCGCTTCTGCGGCTCCACGCTGGTGTGGAACTACTCGACGCCGCCGATCGAGGCCTCGGCCGGCCTGGCGCTCTACACGCTGCAGATCCG